TAATACCTGCCTGTTACAGCAGACGCAGCAGCAGCAGCAACTGTTAAGTTTCCAGTTTGCGCAGGGGATGCCATATACACGCCATCTTCATACACTTCCCACACAATTGGAGACGCTGCATATACAGCACCAGAACTGAATTGCGACGCTTGTACCATTAACGTCGGTGATTCGTTTATTGGGAATTTTTCTATGTCTGCTTTAGCAGAACTTAATGTCAGCAGCACCATTAAAAATACAATTAGCTTTTTCATAGTTTGAATCCTAATAAATATTGTTCGCTGCCAGTAGCAGCATCGGTTGTGGCATTTGCCCCAGATGAAGCAGTACCAGTATTCGGCACGCTATCCCTCATTTGGACGGTATATGTATATTGTGTACTTGGTGATAGCCCGTAATCTACATAAACGGGATTCTCTGTCCACCCGGAACTTGTCCCACCTGAATTCCCCGAAGTCTCCACAAACGAATATTCAACTGGACCGCTTGCATCTGTGCCAGTTGTTGCCGTCATTGTGATACTAATTGAATTAACCGCCGCTGGAGCACTTGACCATGTCGCAGGGTCTGGTGTTGGGGCCGCAACGTCAGCTTCAAACTCTAACGCGCCCATGTCCCATGCACCATCATCACCGCGAGTATTACCGAGCATGTCTGTGTTATATGTAGCACCAACAGAATCGTCTCCTTCTATCGCCCCTGTTAAACTAAAGTCTAAGTTTGAGGCGTTAGTTGTAGGTGACCCCGTGCCTTTTATCCCTCCAGACGATTGCAAAGCAACATACTCATCGTCACGATTAGTACCTGCATCCTCCTGGTTATTCCTGCTATCATCACAATCATAAAACCAATTATAACTAAAACTAGAAACATTATTGAAATGGTCTCCGTAACCACGGCCTGCATCGGAGTCATAAAATAGATTATTTTTAACAACGAAATTGCTTATAGTTGGAGGATAATGATCTGAGTCGGGATTGTCAGCATCATCAGCGTCTTGTTCGGTACGCACGCCAGACGATGTATTGACACCAAAATTATCGTAAAAGGTATTATTGATAACATATAAATTGGTTATATAATTATCACCCTCATCAATCTCCGCTTGAGTACGTTGATGTTCTAGTGTGACACAGATAGTCCCAATATCATTTCCGAGAGTATCGTCATTATAGAATATATTGCCATAGATATAAACATTCTCAACGTTTTTATCTGGAAAATCAGCTTCCACATTTTGCGTGCCGCAACTCATAGTAATCGAACCAGATCCATTTTGGTTATAGAATAAATTATACCGAATAGTTAAATCGTGAGGGGCATATTGTTTCATGCCGTTTTCTTGACGAGAACCGCCATCGTCATTGTCATGGTTCTTCCAGAAATAGTTATTTTCTATGATCCAGTTGTGACCGGACGTGGCATGGATATTAACGTGCAATTCATTAAAGTAGCACTCGCTAATAGTAACATTATAGCACCCATCTGTTGTTCCGACAATATCATCCCAACTTAGCGAAGCAGTGATGCCGAATATATTGTAATCAACTTCTGCTCCCCACTCCTGAGTTGCTGAACCAAGTGTGATTTCGACATGCCTGATTTCGACAAAATCAACAGATGTTTGTGTAGCTGCCCCACCCAACCTTATGAAATTAGTATTATAAATATCGTATACAAAATTATCAACATCAACCGTCAGCAGGAATCCGTGTGGATTTGTATCGCCATCCCAATCACCAGGACCGCCTCCAACCTGTCCATCAAAAATCCAGTAATTTGTCCTTACCCACCAGGCCGTATTGTCCGGCTCAGTGTTTCCGGTGTCAGGTACTTCAAAAACCGCCTGACCGTCACCATAAGCATTGTCCCATCCTGTTTCAGTACCATGATCGGCAACGGTGGCTTTTTTGATTGTGATATATTTCGTGCCGTCGACGGCATCGTCAAATGTATATTGAACGTAATCACCATCAGCAATATAATAAGTATCATCGCGGGTTAGAGTTGCTGGGAGGGCGTCAAGAGCATTGTCCCACGCCGAACCGTCACCGCTTCCACCATCGCGGATGTAATGATTTGCACCGATAGACATAGAACAAAAGCATAGAACAAATATAGTAACCAAACGAATCATCTTACGACAGAACCTCCGATAACAGGTTGACCGCCCCCACTGCTGGCGCTGGCCGTGCCTGCCTCATCAAATAACGTATCAGTATTTAGCACATTCGATAGAGTTGCAAGATCACCCGGAAAATAACAACCTATGACTCTGTACCCCAAACCAAATCCCGCATCTATCAACGCAGATACAGTAGTTGGCTGATAGTCAGTTCCCTCGGTCTTAAAGCCGGGGGCGGAGGTTAATTTGCCATCCGACAACCATGTACCTAAGCCTATATCGCCGTCGGTGTCTGCTGCATTAGAATAACACAAATTATTAAACGCTCTTGTGGTTGTTGCGTGCATTGTTGTATCACTTGCTGCACCTGTAGCCAGATCGTAAATCACGTTATTAACTATCATCGGCAACACATTCTGTGAAGCATCATCGAAAAGCATGCCAACGCCTGCGTTCTCACCGTCTATTGTGCAATTGAATATACCACTTTGTGTGCCATTAGCAGATATAACGAAATGATTTGTTAGTGTACCATAACTCAAGCAATTAATATAAAAGCCTATATTCATTGTGAAATTAGATGTTGTGTTGTCGTGTCCATCACAGCCGTACATTGTATTGTAGTTGTCAGCGTCAAAGCCTATAGCATTATCAAATGCCACGCACCCGGCCACAAAGCATTGATCGTCCATTTGGATACCAGTACCATCATTGTCTGATGCAATGCAATTTATAACTTCGCTATTATCCGAAGCAGTGCCATAAATGCCTGTTTGAAAGCCACCTGTAGCGCCACTGACCGTAAAATTCCGAACAGAAATAAAACTACCCGATATGTTGATGCAGTAATTTAATGAATTTGTCGTTGCTTCTAATATAACCTGGGCTGCGACAAAATCTGATTCGTCCGTTCCAGTACCATCACAGCCCTGATATGTAATCATACCATCAGCCAATGTGCCTGAATCGTCAATAGTAATAATCGCACTTGTAGCAGCATCTTGCGCACTATATGTCACGCTATTGCTCACAAGGACGATGTCGCCGGGGGCTACTGCCGTTACATCACCCGCCTGTGCTAGGGTTCGCCAAGCATTTGCCCATGAAGTTCCATCGTTGTCGCCTGTGCCTAAATCGCCGTCAACATATTTCGTGTCGGCTGAACATAAAAAACACATCAACAAGACTATTAAAATATGTATCTTCATCTTGCTACTCCTATCATATATTTTGGATAGCCTTCTGATTCTTCTGCAATAGCTCCTCGCTATAACAGTTATTGCGATTATTAAGCCTACTTGTTTCTTCATGCTATGCTCCTAGTTTCTACCAGTGCCAGAATATCTCGGCCTTCTATTCAATCTTTCGTAATCATCGTCGCCTGCACCCGCAGCGTCATAGGCGTATTAAATCAAACTCGTTTCTTCCCTAATCATTCTTAAAATCTCATCTCGTTTTTCTTTTGCTGGCTTTTCTAAATACTTTGCAAGTTGTCCTTCATTATGCTTTGAATCTAAATTCTCATGGACATCTACTGCGTAATTTGCCCCATCACCAAAATGTACTACAACATCAGGAAAATGCAAAAGGTTTCCTACATTTCTTGTCCCTGCACTTGCCTTTAAATTACCAGTATCTACTGGAACAATCTTTTGGGCTTCTCGTTGTAAAAACAAACCGCCACGAATCAAACCTTTTCGCAAACCAATAGCTTGCATATCAGAATATCTTTTCATATTCTTTATGACATTAGTTGTTCCAGTTATTGCTAATACTTTTGCCATTATAAATATACTGTCCTTAGTATTTCAGTTTGCCTTAATTTTGGTAGTTTATCAAAACGTCTTATTTCCCAAGCATTATCATTTTCTTTTGGATTAGTTTCATCTGTCACATCATCTAATCCACCTAACATTAAAACACCACCAAGCACAACATCTTGATCTACATAAACAACCGCATTGCTCATATGCTGTGTGCCATCAGCAGCAATAAATTCAACCATATTATCTTCCCATCTTACTTGTATCACTATGGGATCAGTAATATTTGGTTTTCCAAAATTATCATAATCACTGCCAGCAGATTCTAATGCCCAATAAACTGCTGTTTGATACTTCAACATTTTAGTGATGATGCCCATTATTTCATTTTTCCTATTGCTTCCATAAGAGCATTTGTGTCGGCTTCTCGCTTTTTTTCAATATCTGTCAATTGCAATTTGATATCTGTTAATTGCGATTTAATAACTGCTACTGATGTTGTGTTCATACCTGCTGGATCACAACCATCCTTTTTCAATTCTATTCTTTCCTTTGTTTGTTGTGTGATAAAAGAATCCACTTTATTGTCTAAAAGTAACGTTGCTCCTTTTTGATCACTCCATGCCAAAGTAATAGATACTATCACCGTTGTGACAGCTAAAATGAATCCTGCTAATTTTGTTCCGCCATTAAATTTAATTTGTTTAGCCATGAACATGTCCTTTTTTTAATCAGCATCTGCTTCTTCTTCACTAGTGCCAACCCATGTGACACCAATCGATCTTGCCGTACCGTTCATAATCTTTTGATTTAATGCGGCTAAACCTCCCTGATAATCCAAAGTCATAGCCATTTGACCATAATGGGATGTTGATAAACCTAAATCCACTTTACTTTGAAATCTTTCACTGACAGATCCCGCTTTTTCTTGCTCTGCTCTCATATCTCTTACAGTGTAAAAATGAGCAGCTAACCATGTTTCTATTTTTTCTGTTTCATCATCAGTATAATCATCATCGGCACCATCGCAATACTTAACAACGAGGATATTAGCAGCTTCAATAAATGGTGTTAATATGATCGCAGAATCAACATCTATAACACCTTCGACTAATGTTGATGTAGTGTAAGCCATTATGCAATCATCCTTTATTTATTCCGATCATCCCAAAATTCTTGAACACCTATTTTTGGAAACACATCAAGATTGCTATTATCAGTAATGTTAATTATTTCTCTATCGGAAAATTTCTTTTTCCAATCAATAGATACTTTTTTAAAGCTGTCGATAAATTTATTGTAAACAGAATCATTAGGTTTATCGATTAAATTATCATGCCAATTAGGCTTCTTATTCGTAAGATGCATATCGAAGCCCAAAAGAAAAACTCTTTTAGCACCTAATATGAGGGCAAGATTTATGGCAAGAGAACCTGTATTACTGTTCCATCCAAGAGCATTATGGTAAAGACCGTGTGGCTCTCGTCTCATTGTCCATAACCAAGGAGTTTTATTTTTATTTATAAGTTGAGAAGCATTTGTAAAAACTGCACCTTTATATTGTGCTAAATGTGACTTATGTTTATGCCACCATTTTATATCACCAAAAATACAAATTTTACAAATAGCTTCTCCAAGTTCGTAGGCCGTATTGCATCCTATAGTCAGTTCGGGGATTAGAAGATCCCAATCAAACGTTTTTAAGGATCTACCGCCACCGATAATAAAAACGTCTTGATCTAACCATTTAGCTTCTGGTGGCCAAGAAGGCATTTATTCATCCTCATCTTCGTCATCGTCATCGTCATCGTCATCATCTTCAGCTTCAATAATACTTTCAAGAAATTCTACAACATGCTTCTTTCTTAATTTTGTATCATTGAGTATTTTGCCATCCTCATTATCAACAACCACGCACCAGTTGGCTTTGCCCATATAAACTTTAACACCGATCTCAGCAGCACCGTCAATCTCACCTGTAATGTCAACACCATGCTCTGATGTTTTAGTTTCAGATTTGTCAGTAGCAGAAGGACTTTTAATTTCATCCTCCTGCCCTGACTTATTCCCAATACCTTTTGCTGGTATATTAGGCTGTAGCTGATCAGGCTCAAAATCTTCCTTTTGAACAATTCTTTTAAACTTGTGACCAAGTTTTATCGTTAAATCTTTTGAAGTTTCGATTCTATCACCAGCTACGTATGTTTTACCATCCATGATATGATTGCCGCATTTTGCTTTTAGTTCAAACAACATAATATAAACCTTTCCAATTTCAGCTCATAATTTATATAATATTAAACAGTACCATAAACAATGCCGGTATTGTCATTCTGATCTGCTCGTAACTGAGGTACCATAATAGCCATGACCTTGAAGTTCGACTGCAATCCGCCATCCGAAGGCCACTGCAAAGTTATAATTTCCATGCCAATAACCATGCGAACAACATCCGAAGTCATCTGAACCATCACAATATCATAATCAGTAAGATAATCGAGTGTCTTTACATCCTCAAAACCCTGAGTTTCCTTGATCCGATTTCTTACTGAAACAGTACCGTTTGCTTTAAAATCATTATCGAGATACTGATCCCAGTTCGGAGCAACATAAATCATATATGGACCATAATGATACGCTGCCTGTGCTTGCGTTCTCATAGCAAGCAATTCTTCCAGTAAAGTAGCACCATCACCAGCTATGCCCGATGGCTGCGTGATTGTCTTCGTCAGTGCATGTGTATAATCAGTATAACCATAGATAGTACCAGCAGCATAGGGGTACTCATTGCCAACAGTGCTGACACCAAGCAGCATCTTTTCTGCACGCTCTGCAACTTTTCTTGTGGCCAATGCAGCAGTCTCAGTATCAAGAGGAGTTGTCCCATTTCTACTTGCCAAAATCTGACGAGCAGAAAAAGAAAAGTCCTTATGAATGATTGGCAGGGGCAAATACGTAGGTTCATAGACCGGGCGGTCATTTGCATTCTTCCGAAGTCCATCCATGCTAACATCAGCATCATTGATGTCACTCTGAGTGTCCGTCTGCAATACAGTTGTCCCCATACCATTCGGAATCGTATACTGCAGTCCTCGACTTCTCAAATCATTTACAGCACTGAGTCTTTCCTTTGAGACCCGGACAACTACGTCATCAATCTTTTTCCATTCATCTGTCCTCAAAGTTGTAGTGACGTTATCCGCTCGAATTGCTACAACTTTTCCATTTACTTTCTGATTGATGTAAGATCTGCCATCAGAGCCAAAATAAGGCCTGAACACATTAGGGTCACCACCAGATTGTACAAACCTTGTGGCTATGTCCCCATGTGGTACTCCATTTTTAATAAAATCAAACATACTTATGTCCTTTCGTTTTAAATTTGATCAATTGGTTTATTAAAGCGCTCTCATAAGTGTCAACGTATCTGAGGTGTTGCTACCTGTGAGGTCTTTTGCTTCTTCCGCCATACACATGACCTTATCAGCAGACTCACCCGATTCTAAATCACCGATGAGTTTAAATTTACCATTGCCTGCGCTAATAAGCTCCGAACCGATAACCGCATTCTGCCCATCCTCAAGCAACCCATAAAAAGAACAACCTGTATGAGGTATCATTGCGGGAGCAATTTCTCCATCAGTATAGGCCGTGCTAACACCATTTCCTTGAAGAGCGTCTTCTATACCAATAATCAAATCACCTCTACCACCTTCATCAGCATGTACCCCAAACTCATCACTGCTGTCTATATACAACAGCATGCCGGGCTTAATACTAGCCGCATTTACTGCGTGCTCGATGTATTCAAAATCACCTTTTGCATGAATCCTATTCGTCGACATCTTTTATATCCTTTCGTTTTAAACTATTATTTTGTTTTTTAGTATGTCTGTTCTGGGTCAGACATAGGCTCTTGATCGTGATTACTTACGTTTGCAGGATCACCTTGTCCAGCATAATTAAATCGCTTGTTAATTGCAATCTCCTCTTTGCTCTGAGACAGATTTGCAATATTCGTAAGCTCTTCAAGATCCTTTGTTCGAAGGAATTCTTCCGTAAATGTGTTGTTCTCATTCTTAGTGATGATGTTGATCATTTTTGTTTTCTCAACATTATGTGTTGCTAAAGAGTTTTTCAACACGGCTTGAATCTCAGGAGGAGCACTTAAAATATACTCTTCGGCTGTTGGGATAGGCTGTACTTTATTGACCACTACATCTGTCGCCCCAACAGAGTTGTCGTCTTTGTTCACTACAGATTCAGGTTCTTTAACGATGGGTATCATTTTCTCCAACACTTCTTTGTTCATTGCCATAAGAGTGTCTTTGTCCTCTTCGGTCCAATGAGTAGCCTCATTTTCAATTAGTGCAGTTACAATTTTTTCAAGTTTCATCTCATTATCCTTTCTGTTTTTTACACTTTTATTTGTAACAGGCTCGTATGATACCTGTTTACTTACTGCTGTTGGTAAACCTTTTAATCCTACAACATTATCAATCTCCTCATATTCTTGTTTGAAAAAACTTCCATCCTGTTCGTATATAAAGAAATCTTCATAAGTCTCTTCAATCCAAAAATCTGCATCGTCGCCTTTTGAAGTTTGTAAAAGGGAATATAGTATTTGTCGAGTATCATCAAAACTCAACTCATTAGAAATGGTTTTAAAGATTTGCTTTTTGTTTGCTTGCATCCATTTCTTTTTATCATCAGATAAGTCTTTCAATGATAAAGTCAAGCTGTCCCCTGCTGCATTCAATCTTAAAAAACCAGCACCATCTGCAATAGAAGATGCCCCAACTTGATCTGGTAGTAATGCTAAATGGTCTGGTCGGTAATTGCGGGCAATGCCTATATAATCAATACCGTTAAATGTACCAGATGTTTTGTCTACATCTAAAAATAAACCAGTTGATAATTCCATTACTTCTTTTTTATCGATAGCCTCAACAACTCTATTATCTACTGCAGCAGCTCGATCTGGTTCAATCCATGCTTCTGCTTTTAATTTACCATCCTCGAACTTAGTATTCATAAGCACACCAACTTTGCGGTTTGTGAGAATAGCAGGAGTGCAAGCAGTAGGTTCGTCAACATCTGGGTGATAAACAATAACAGGTTTAGCATTCCAGATAACAGGGACTTTGCTTAATTCCTCGGCGGGGTAAAGAAGTGGGCCTTCATTTGCATGCAATACACCCTCAACTACCATAACTACTGGAACAACCATAAAGGGTTTACCCTCCATAGTGTCATTGCGGACAAGCCCATCTACATTTGCTATGATTCTTTGCAGCATTTCAATAATCTCCAATAAACGTTATTAGACTATTGAAATTATACATTACTTTTGCTGAAATAAAGGGTAGCCACAGAAAAAGTGCAGAGAGGTTCGTGTAAAATTCAAGAAATGTATAAGATTTGTATATATACTGAAGAGTTGTTGTTATTTAGCTATTATATTAGCATATCAAGTGCATATAACAATAGCTGAGGTTGTGTTATATATATATTTTAAGGGTGTGTAAATAAATTTAAATAAAAGATAAAAAAAATAGGACAACCGGCTTTTGTATACCGATTGCCCTATCATACTAAAGGAAAAGAAAATATTGTTATGATTTATTCATCATCATCGTCAAGATCAATAGCTGTATCTTCTGTATTGATGCCACTTATATTATCTGGATTTTCATCGTTTTTAGTAAATCTATTTTAAAAAAATATTAAATTTCTTTACCAACCCATACAGAAGCCCTCTTTGCCTGCTTTGCTGTAGATTTTGGTCTCTCAGCTTGAATTGAATCTGCAACTCCTTTTTTGCCTTCCTTATCCCATAACTGCCCAGCCTCTTTACGTTTCGGGTCTGCTGGAATCCAAGCACATCTGCATTGTGGATGCCTCGGTATAAGTCCCCTTGCTTCTTCGATCTTCATAACGACACCCTCAAGTGGAGCGCATAATTCACATACTCGATCATCCCCTGCTGTAGACCATTCGACTTGTATGCCGACCTCTTTAACACCGAGGCGTTCTAAACTATCAAGCTGACCCTCTGCATGTGCCGCAATCACTTCGGTTCTAGCTAATACTATGGCCCGTTGCTTTGTGATGCCTACAACGTTCCTGCGAAGTTCTTTCGCTATCCCAGCAGGGCCAGTCCCTCTAACAAATCCATCTGCAATGATTCTGCTCATCTGTTGTGACATTACATCAGTGATACCTTTTAATTCGTCGAAAGATCGAGTAGATAAAAATCGTAACTTCTCCTGTGTTATAGGAGCATTAAAAGCGTCTCTTAAAAACTGAGACTTTCCACCTTGATAAAAATCAGGGTTTGCAGCTAATAATTCTGCATGGACATCCGTGTAAGATCGAATCACTCCTTTAGTGTATGACTGTTCTAAATATTGAGCAGTCCATGGCTTACCTTCGACACCTCCTATTTGTGTTAGTATCTTTGCATCTACTTGACCTTGCAGCCATACTCTATAAGATTTGACTTTCTGAGAATCTGTTTGGAATCGCCATGCTTGTCGTTCTACTTGCTGATTGATTGTGAATGGTGTTGATGGGTCTAAACCGAAAGCATCATCTTTTACGATCAATTCTGTTAATGCTTTTGCTATGGATTTAAATCGCCTACGCATATCAGCAACATATCTATTTCTCAATGTTGTGGTTCTGGTAGGATCAGCTTTTAATTGATTAGGCATTTAATTCCCTATCCCTTAACATTTTATTATGCCGCTGCTTATAATGTTCTTATAACCATATCGGCTTCTGTTGGGCCTATCTGGTCTGGTTGCTTTCCTATAAGATCGAATACATTATAACCAAACCCAGCATTTAACACATAACCACTCACTTCATTGCACCACACTTTATCTTTTCTTGGTTGTATAATGTCTAATCTTGTTGATAAACTCAACACACCAATCTTGTCGTAAGGAGTACCATCATATTTAACTGCTTCTGCATAACATCTGTCCTCTTGTGCTTCAGTCATCCACATTGATATAGTGTCCCAATTAAGAGGGTGCGAATATCCTATCTGTTTAAATCTTGCACAATTAGAACCATCCTGCATCGTCGCAGAAAAAGAAACACAATCATACCGATGCGAGAATTGAAACTCCGTGTGGTCATGCATTCCTGTTACCATAAGAATTGCTTTAGACATATTGCTAATTTCTACACCCATCAGTTGCTGTCTCAAGGCATTGGAGCTCCTCCATTTGACTAATGACATGCTACTCATCATCATCTCCTTCTGTTTTAGTATTTGCTGGTCCATCTTCTACCCTATCAGCAATTCTTTCTAACGCTTTGGTGCCTATTGCATCTGCTTCCTCCTCACTCATTTGCATAATCTTCATTAAAAAGTTCTTAGGATCAATTAAAGCATCCACAGAACCACCTACATACTTTGCTAATGCTGTGGTCTTTTTATCTGCGACAGTGGCAACCTCCTCTTCTGATGGTGCTTGAATATCTGGCCATTCTACTTCGTAGGAATCAACTGGTTCTGGCAGTATACCTAAACCTATAAAGTAGTCAATCACAGGCCGAATAATAAATGGTGTTATATAATCCTCTCGTCTTTTATTTCTTCTGTTGTTCCATGCTTCTGCATCTTGCTCACCTGCTAATACGCCTTGCTCTGTGCCCATAAATACTCGATATGGAATACCTAACGTCAATGCAATATACCGAATCTGAGCATCAAGATGGTCCTTTGGATTAACCGCTTGCGCATCTAAAGATTTTGCTTTCATGCCTTGCAATAGTAAATATCTTTGCATACCAGATGAATAATCATTAAATCCTTCTTTCACACTATCCGTGTCAATTGTGCCTGTATTATCTGCATCCACTTCAAAAGCATAACCGGGAAAAGCACCTTTCCAAAACATCTCACCAGAACCAGACACTATTTTTCTAATATCCAATAAACGATTATACACATTCTGCATTCTTGGCATACCTCTAATCTCAGAAGTCTGCCGGTTATCTGCAATGTGTATTGTTCTTGTCCAATGCACATCAATTGTTGTTATAGTAGAACCACCAGATTCCATGGCCTCCATTTGTATTGTGTACATCGTTGGTAAACCGAACCTTTTAGATGTAATGTCAGCTTCTTTTGTTTTTATTTCAACTGTACTCTCATCAAAAGGTTTTAAATACAACAATTCATAATCATTATTCCCAGATGAATCTCCAGTCTTTTCATCTATACCTGCAACTGGTTTTACTAATGATAATCCATCGCTAATGCCCAACAGCAGTAAACCATATTCACCTATTCCAGACAAGACATCAATTCTCAGCATATACGAAAGTATATGCTTTTCACGATTTAAATCTTTCCATATTTTCTCAAACTCTGTTTCTTTTGTTTCTTCATCTTCGATAATAACTGGATTCTGCACCCAACTTTCAGTCGGAAGAACATTAACAACACGTGTTGCTATGCCCTCACGATCATATATCTTTTTATATGCTGTCTTAGTAATAGTGTCTGGATAACCGCAAGAGTAGTTTATATCCTTTCCGGGATTCATAAGTTGACTCACTAGCTCACTGCGGAATAATTGGACGTTCTGCACCATTGCATCTTCTGACATTTGGTTTAATGTCATTTTCGATTCTGGTGATAGATTAGTGTTCTTCACTAATTGTTGATTTGATATTTGTAAAGACTGGTCCCGTTTTAGTTTCTTTTTGCTCATCTTTAACTCCCATTGCTTTTACTGCTGGATTTTTATAATATTCAGATTCGGTCATTTTTACTTGTTTAGATATGCAGATAGAGGCTTTCCCATTTATGTGTTTTATTTCTAAAGCCCTGCGTTGTCTTAATGACAGTGATTGGTAAGATCCTTTTTTCTGTTTTATTATATCACTAAGTCGCACTTCCCCCATTGGCTTATCTGTTCTGTAAGAGTATTTTACTCCATCGAAAAATGTTACTTGCACCACGTTAATCATATTGTCTTTCTGTTCACTCATTTGCTTTCCTTTCTTATTTTTTATTATCTTAATTGCTCCGCTTTCCATGTTAATAATAAACCTGCTACTGTAATACCTATACCTAAAATACTGATTAAACAAGATTCTCCTATGATCTCTGGACAAATCAAACCCACCATGAGGCCTACTGCAATCATAAATAATCCTGTGAGTTTCTTCATCTCAATGCTCCTATAAAGTTACCGCCTTTAACGAGTTTGTTAAACGCCCCACTGCTACTGTCCACCTGATCTTTATATGTTGAAAGAGGAAAATATTTTAGCTCATTTATATAATCCAAATTCCACTCTGCTGGCTTCATACCTACATTGTTATTATTAACTTGTACTGAATAAGGATCTGCTCTGAATGCTTTATCTCCTGTAGGGCGTTCTACGTATACTTTAAATCCTGCTAAATTCCTTACTGTGTTCTCTGCTGATTCTTTTCCGCCACTACCGGGTTCTTGTTCTATGCCTACTATTACATTTCGGCCATCTATATTTGCTGTTTGTTTTATAACATTTTCTCTTCTTGCAGAATCCAATTGAACTCTAATAACATCTAAGACCCAATACTTTTTAAATTTGTCGATGCCCATAAGCAATCCTACTGTATAACATCCCCCACCTTGTGTTCCTGCTTTATCCCAATACCGAACTAATCTAACCATAGGATATGGGGGGTTTACTACATCGAATAAGTCTGTCTTAAACATGCCTCCACCTAATGGAACTGGATGTTGTAAATACTGGCCAGAATACATATAATCACCCGCTGCTTTCTTTTCATTTAAAACAGTAGTAGGTAACCTGACTGGATCCATTAGATTGTTTTTATAATACTTAGTTAGTTCTTTTGGTTTGATGTTCTCGGTTAATTCTGCTGGGATGCAAATATGCCTTACTTTTAATTTTGCATTTGGATTTCCTTGTGCTATTTCTGATCGTTGTGCAGACTTGGCGAGGTTAATTGTATGCATTGTAGCATCATCTTGATGTAGTCTTTGCATAATCAGAATAAAAGGTGTCATAGTCTGATTTACTTTTCTCTGAAGGAGTGTATCTGATAACCATGTATTTGCACTTTTTAATTCTACTTCTGATAATGCTTCTGCTGGGTTTAATAAATCATCACCTCCTAAGAAGTGAGCGTGGAATCCTGTTACTGTGCCGCCTACTGATGTTGCAAATCTCCCACCACCTTTTGTATTAGCAAAATAACCTTTAGCGTCCTGATCTTTTTTCAATGTGATATATGGAAAGCACTTTCTGTATTTAACAGATTTAATGATGTCTCTTGATTTTCTGGATAAATCTAAAGATAAAGGATTTGAATAGGAAGCCCCTATAAACCTCGCAGAAGGCTTTCTTGCCCATATCCACGGTAAAGACATAATTGAGAATATAACTGACTTAGTAGAACCGGGAGAAACGTTAATCACTAAATCATATTCTTTTGGAAGATTTAAAAACACACGCTCTGCTACTTTTTGAAATTCATTGCAAAGATACTCGATGTGCCAGTTATCAACATAAAGTTCTGCTACAGATTCACTCCAAAATTCTTTTACAAATTCATAGAACGATTCTTTAGTGATGCTGGCTACCAATTCAGACTCATCTAAAACAACATCATCTAATTTACTTTTTGTTCTCTTAATGCGGATAATAACTCCTTCTTTGTGCCCAAGGATAATTTTTTCAAATTCTTTATTGTGGTTATCACACTAACCTCGTCGTCTAAATGCATATTAACTCGTGTTTGTTGCCCGTAACCTCTATCCTTGTTGAGTGTTTTATTGCCATCAATTATAGCTTGAGGATTTCCAGACATTGCTAATTGAATAAAAGAGTTTTCAAAGAAGTCTTTTTTCTGAAAATCAATCTCATCTATTAAACTCAAAAAGTCAGGATCGGTTCTCAACCACTTCTCATAAATCTTTCTTGAGATGCAGCATTTTCTTAATGCATTTGATATTACAAAATTACCACTTGTCCAAGCATAAATAAATAAATGCTTTCTTGCATCTTCACCTTTATCTTCTAAAAGCGATTGTGCTTTTTCTAATCCGTTTTTATCGTTTGATAAAATATCTAATTGATCCCATGTTTTTCTTAATGCCTTCGGTAGTCTTTGATAAACATAATCTTGAAATGTTGGTAGATTTTTACATCTGCCTTTGAATATTTTTCTGCCTTCTTTCACAGCTTGCTTAAACGCTGGTTTATGTTTCTCCCAGTAATGAAATGTGATCGTTGCGATGCCTAAAGTCTTTGCAATCTTCTTTTGTGTCATACCAGACTTCGCAAGCTCATAAGCTGTTATAATGTAAATGTCTTTCCACATTGATTTTGCCATTGTTTATCGTCCTTTCGTATCTATATATTATATTATAATTTCAGCATAAAAATTACAAAACGCCAGAACTTAGTTTATAATCATTGGTTTATATATATTTTATACAAAAAACTTTGCCCTAAAACCCTCATTTTTACGCTAAAACCAGCGATTTTGAAAAATTTTAAGAAAATCGGAATTTTTGCTAGCAATAATATTAGTCCAATGATATTATTGTCATTAGTTGATAAGTTAAAAATTAAATAACGAATTAAGAAAAGGAAAAGGAAAATGAAAATGAAAAAGTATGAATTAACAGAAACAACAAAAAACTGTTATGGTTCAAC